GGTTTTGCGGCAATATACAGTTCTTTAGTATCTGGCTCGTAGCGTACGAGCAATTCACCCCTTGGTTCCCTGAGCGGCAAAGAATTTAAACCGCTTCGTGCGTCAACTACGCCATTTACTACGAGCATGTTGTTAGCAACGTGGGCATTAATAAACTCACCCAGTGGGGCTGTGGGTAAATCTTGTGGGGGCTTTACGTCTTCCTTAATACTCTTAAGGGTTTTTACGCACCACTTGTAAATAGCTGCCATATCAAAGTCGCATAGCCCTAGATGCTTGGCAATTAACCCTGCGGAAATAATACATGCACACTGCGCAGACCAAAACCTCTCGGCTGATGTGAACTGCACATCCTTGTCTAACCTAGCTTGGGTTTTTTTGAGTAAATCATCCTTGATGTACTCAAGATTGTTAACGCAGTATTGTATAAAAATCTCGCCAGCGTGTCCGTAATTCTCAAATAACTGGTGGTCAAACATTTGCTTGCCTTCGGAAACGCTAATAGCATCGCTTGGCTGGATTTCATACTCAAGCAACCGCAACTGTTCGGCGTTCGCTGCGCTTTTAAATGAACTCATCTTCTCGTAGAAGCTAGAGTTGGCTGAGCATAAAGTCATGCAGGCCCAAGTTACATCGTTAGGTCTAAGTGTATTTGTATGCGCTGAGGCTCTGTCTTTATCTTTGCCGCCTGATGTACTGTACGCATAGTTAGAAAAAGTGTCGGCGGTCATGTTTGTGATCTCGTCAACTAGATTAGGCATATGACACAGAATGCCCAACTTAATCATCTTAGCATTGATCGTGTCTTTAGGCGTAGATACCAAACTTCGGGGGTTGCCCCATATGCTAGCCGCCATGTTAAGGGTAGTTGTTTTACCAGACCCACCGTGCTTGTAGATTACGTTCACTATTGCGCCATTTAAACCTGTGAACTTGAATATGGGGGAAGCAAAACCCACCAATGCGGCAAACGCATTTGCCTCAAGCCCCGGTCTGGCGTACATGTTAAACACTTCTTTCCATTTTTCAAGCGTACCTTTGGGGTGTATATGGGGGACCATTGCCTTGGTTGCAGAAGATGGCGGGCTGTAAAACACACCATCCTTTGTTATTTCTTTATCACCCATAATGAATCGACTGTTATTGTCGCACCAACCAAATTGATTTCTCATGATCTCTGCCTTTCTTTGAAATTGCATATTCTTAATAACCGTTACAACATAACGAGCGAGTAGCTCGTATTCTTTAGCATGCGTAACAACCCCTTGTTGAGCTAACTGTTTGCGTAGCTCATCCTTTGACGATATAACACTCGTCGGTATCGTGAATTCTCGAACGCCATCATGCGGCAGGTGTAGACGAAACAACGCAATCTCACCTAACGCAGTGTCGCTCATTCGTTTGACCACATAAAAATCGTGCTCATAAACTAAATCTGGATCCTCTTCTTCATTCTTCTTATAGATGCCGCCGTTCTTGCCCCTGAAGTACGGGAACGGATACTCTGGTATCTTGATGACTTTGTCTTTGACGACAACTTCGTTGTCCTCTTTGGTTGCTTCGGCTATCTCAATACCCAAAACAATCGGTGATTTGATTTTTCCTTTGTGCACACACTCATCGCATCCAGTCGGATTAAGTTTCTCGAACTGTGCACATGAGTGGGGGCCACCTGTTTTGACGATGTAGTCAACTTTTTTATCCACTTCGGCTGGGTCATAGCCTTCGTGCTTGTTGGACATCTTATGAGATGCCCAATCTTTATCTACACAAAACGCTGTGATAGATAAGGCTGAACGCCACAATGGTTCCTCAATGCTATTTTGATTTTCATAGCAATGTATAAGCTGATTGCACTCAGCTTTAATCATGATGGTCTTAAACCGTTTAAGTTTATTACCAATCATAGCCTCCATCATGGGGCTCATCTTACGAGCAAACTCAGGTACTTCATCCTCGGGATCAGGAGCACCGAGAATTTCTTTGATCTGCTCGTAAGTCATCCGTTTTGACTTCTCATTTATAACCGTAACCTCAAGAGGCTCGGCTTTAAAGTTGAACGTACCCGGAATTCGTAACACGCGAGATGCTTCGAACACTGACGCATCAACGATGAGTCCATGCTCTTGGCTTAGATCACGCAGTCGGTGTGACAATGGTTGCCAATCCCTGCGCTCTATAGTTTTATCAAGCAACCAATAGGCATGAATGCCGTTGCCTGAGTTGATGAGTACCGGCTTTGGTAAGCCGACCGTCATGCAGAACTTTTGAAGTTCAACCAACCCAATCTCTTGGGTCAGATAACCCTTGACTATGCCGTCTTCGTCGGGTATCCCCTTCTTTGGGCCACAATCAATATCCACCCATAAAGCCCTAAAGTAAACAGCATTCTCATGCGTGCGGTTGTTGGCTGGTCCAAACTTAGCGCATCCATAATATGCATCGACTTTATTCTCTACAAATTGTTTCGTTATCTCTTCAACTTCTTCTCTAGTATCTACAAATCTTTGGTCAGGAAATTTACCACCAAGCCCAAGTACACAATACCTACCCTCAGTGGGTAGAACGGTGTCTAATAGGTCGAACATTTTGTTTGCGTTTCCTCAAGAATTCAATGTAATCTTTGATGCGTAGATGCTGATATTGGTAAGGCTGCGATGTGCCTTTAAACCAATTGTAGATAGTAGCCCTGCTCACGTTGAGCTCTAGGGCTACCTCCGAAACTGGAACACCTGCCTCAATACAATGTTTCCCCAAGGATACGCCAAGTTGCAACTTACGAAGGCTGGACGCCTTCTTGTTTGCTTTTACTAATTCTTGGCTGTATCCGTGACTCATATTAATCCTCTTCGCTCCATGCTTTTACAACGGAGTCCAAGTCGGGTTTAGCTTTGGGGGCTTCATCCTTTGTTGCACTTGGACGCTTCTTAGGTTCTTCAACTGCTTCGACTTCCACTTTTGGCGCAGCTTTAGGCGCTTCGATCTTAGGTGTACGACCAGACATGTCGGCTTGGTACGCAGTCATAACAACCATCTTCTGCACAAACGGTTCTTTAGCTTTAGCGCTAGAGATTTCATACTGATGCTTGTTGATGAAGCCCACGGGTGTAAACAACACAGATTGGTTATCGTTGTCTTCGTTGAAGCTAATCTCAGTAACAACGTAATCCAAACTCCTGCCGTTGTTGGCTAAGTATTTGGAGTAGTTCTCAAATGTATGCGTATTCTCACCAACGCTATCACCAAACAAAGACTTAGATGCTAAGTTCATTTGGTAAACTTCACCCTCAGATGGAGTGTTGAAGTCTTCTTCAAGCATTATTGCGACCCTACGTGAGTAGCGGCAAGACTTAGATGTACCTTGGCCTGATCCTTTGATGTTGTGTTTGCAATTATCGCACTTGTCAGACTGTGGGTTGGTTGCTTTTTCATCGGGGGATTTACCATCGTTTGAGAAGCACTCAGGCGATGTAGGTTCAGAATCTGGTGACCATGCTTGCGCATAATAGATGCGGCCTACATGAGGTGACGCATTGATAACGATGACGTTAATCTTCTCTTTAACTTTGCCCATTTCTTTGCCGCCAACTTCTTTGCGGAAGATGCCGTTTTTAGGGACAATACGTTTAACACCCCCGCCGTTACCTGCAAGTTGTTTAGTGAGTTCACTAATACCTGCATTCGCTAAAAAGTCTGGGAGTTCTTGGTTCAACACTAATGCTGTCATTTCAATTTTCCTTTGTACGTCTAACAACCACGGTATATTCCCTATCAATGTTCAAGCCCATTGGTAGTAAATCTGGATTCTCTTGGAGAAAATTCTTTGTATTGGTTTGCGCAATACGTTTCTCAAGTAGGCCGAATGCATCATGTTCTTTGATGAACTTATACATTGAATCCCAATCGCTCGTCCAATACCGTGACTTAATCGAACGAATGATTGTGCCGCTTTTTGTTTTGATACTGTCGGCGTTGATCTGCTCACACTTGTTAAGCATCGTCGCCTCAATAACATCCATCTGTTCCTCAATACCCTTGTCGGTTTCTTCCCATTCTTTTTTAAGTCGGGCACGTTTATCCCGCATCTTCAAATAGATTTCAGCTAATTGGTCAAGGGGTACGTCTGGGGTAGCTTCGCTCTGAACTGTGTCGTCCATGATATGTTCCTTTCTTTTTTAACACTATACACTGTCAAATGTTAATGTCAAGCTCTTTTTTAAATAAATTTATTGTTTCTGTGTGAACGTTGATATTATTACGCAAAAGCCAATAGACTCTAGACTCAATTGAACTTCCAGTAATATGTACCACTGTCATGTTGTTGACTTGGCCCGGCCTGTCGATGCGGGCGTTGGCTTGTAGATACGTCTCTACACTGTTGCATGGAGCGTACCAAATAATTGTGTCGGCGGCAGTAAGGGTTAGCCCGTGTGATGCGGCCTTGGGTTGAATGATTAATACTTTAACTTTATCGTTGGATTGAAACTCCTGTACGATCTCATTACGTTTATTAACATTCACAGAGCCGTTAATAACTTCACATGAAACATGGTGCTTGTTTAAATACTTCTGTAGCATTTCTATCGTATGGGTATACGGTACAAACACCAGGACTTTATTTGATGTCTCGTCTATGACCTCATGCACAACTTTCAAGCGCGGAGTTATGTCGAACTCTATGACTTCTCCAGTATCCGTATACACAGCCCCTCCAGAAATCTGGAGTAGTTTAGTCAACATTGATGCGGCGTTAACTGCGGAGACTTCTTCACCTGATGCGGCAATAAGCATCTCCTTCTTGAGCTTGGCGTAATACTTATCCTGTTGCGGTGTAAGAGGCGCATCACGATCAACAAAGGTCAACGGAGGCAAATCAATACACTGACGTTTCTCAAACCTGATTGCAGGTTGCAGAGCTTTGTGCACGATGTGGGTCGCCGTCGGTCTTGGTTTCCACTTGTATTGTGTAACCTGTTGCATCACAAGATCTTTGAAGTGCGTGAAGAACCGAGGCACGCCATCGGGATTGATGAGCTTAGCCAATCCATAAGCGTCGGCGGGGGATTGAGCCGCAGGTGTGCCTGTCAGCATCCACAAACCTTTGACCACTTTGTTTACATCACGGAGCGTAGCCCATCGGTCTGTCTGCGCGTTCTTGTACGCAGATGCTTCGTCAACCACAATCAAATCAAACCCACCATCCATCACTTGTTCTTTGATGATGGATAGTCCGTCGAAGTTTGTGATGACAAACTCAGCCATGTGCTTGTTGACAATTTCTTTTCGTTTGCTTGCATCGTTATGATAGGCAATCGCTACTGTGCGATGCATTGCAAACTTAAACAAATCGTTTTGCCACGCCGACTTCATGATCGACAAAGGGCACACAACTAACACTCTTCTAATTACGCCGAGAGTCATAAGATAATCAGCCGCCCAAATTACAGACGCAGTTTTGCCTGTACCTTGTTCGTTAAAGCAAAATGCTTTTCTCTTACTAATTAAAAACTCTGCGGTTGTCTTCTGATGCTCAAATGGTGTGAAGCCCGGGGGTCTGGGCCACGTATACTCTGATAGTTTCATTTTCCTCTAACCACTTTACTGAGTTTTTTCTCCCCTTTCTCCTTGCCTTTTTTAACCTCTCGGATTAAGTTGTGCTTGGAGTCACGGTCGAATGTTCGGTTGCCATGTGGCGTTTCAATGAATACGCCGTTCTTGTTTGAGCCTCCTTTGTCGAGAGCTTTGACGTGCGCAACGTCTTTGCCTTCTCTAATATCGGCTTTGCCGTTCTTATTCCGGTCAGGGAACTTCTTGTCAACTAACGCCCGAGCACGTTCTCTTTCGAGTCGGCGGGGGCCTTCACCACGAGCCTTTTGCTCTTGGTATTCTTTTTTATAGTTGCGGTCAGCGGGGTTTTTGTAGGGCATTTAAGTTCTCCATAATTCCTTTTCGATACGATGTTTATCAATATCTTCTTTGGTTAAGCCAATATCCTCGGGGGTTGTTTCCCACAAAGGTTTACGATTTTCTTTATCAGTATGTTGCAACACTTTACCAAGGGCAAGTGTGATTTCCATCATCATGGATTCTTTAGTTTTGTTGATTTCTTTTTTGACCAAGTCACCCACAGTTAGGGCTAACTCAGCACGTACAACTTCCCTAACTCTACGCTTTAATTCGTTTTCAAGCAATAGTGCGGTGTCGGTTTCTTGATTTGTCATTGCAGTCATTAAAATTTCTCCATTTGTTTTTTGATAACGTCTTTAATTCTTTGTTCTATCGAATAACTGCCAAGCACTGCGGTGATAATATGGTTATGTAAGGGGCTCCCATAGTTTTGTAATTCTTTATATATGGTGTCAATTATCAGTTGTTTCACGTCCTCGTGCAGTTTTAAATAAGCCTCCGCTTGTTGTTCTTTATCTTCAGTCATTTAATATTCTCCCTGTTCAATAGTCGCACATGGTTGGCAATTGCCGTACCCAATTCCGATCTTGGGTCGTTTTTAAGAGTGTCAACTACTATGTCAAGAACACGGGTATTAATAAACGAGGGCTTGCTAAGAAAAATAAGATTTATTCTCTTATCCACAAGTTCTCCAACCAACTCTTCCACGTCGTCTTGTAGTTTTATGTAGGCTTCTGCCTGTTGTCTTTCTTCGTCAGTCATTTCAACTCCTGTTATATTCGCACGTTTTAACGGCACAGAATCGGCACAGAGGACCTGTGCTTGGATTCCAAACTCCACTTTCTTTCGCTTTCTCAATCCGTTCTACATCTTGTGCAGACTTCTCAATATATTTTTCAGCCATTTCACGTTCGTGCGTAGCCTTAACGAACTCCTTCGATACGACATATAGAAGCGCCGACTTCACCTTCTTTACTTGTGGGAATTTCGCAAAAAGCCCACAGGCTACAAGATCCAATTGCTTGACGTCCGCATATCTCGCATTCTTTGATGTCTTGTAATCCACCGAGTGTGCCACCCCTGTCTTCGGATTGATAACCACCAAATCTGCTATCCCATGCCACCATACATTCGGTGCATCGAAGTCGCATGCTTCCAAATTTTTCGTCAAGCCAAGTCGAACTTCGCAATGTTTTTCTCCTTTAATCTTGTTTAGCTCATCGAGCAAAGGTTTAATAAAAATGTAGCGTTGCGGTATAGGTATGCCATCTTTTATGTATTCTTCAGCAACAAGATGCACTGCTTTACCGTACGTAGTCGCAGGTGTGTCTGGTTCGACAACATCCTTGGCAACTTTGGTGTGGTAATACTTACGAGGACATTGTTGAAACGTCTTCAAACTACTATATGACCATACTGTACTCATTCTTCGTCCTCATCTGATGGTGGAAACCTAACCTCAAAATAGCCCCAACGATCACCCTTGCCCCAACGAGTCCAAGAGTAATGCGCTTCGCCCTTCTTAATATACTTCCAAAGTACTCTCAACGTTTCATGTTCCTAACAAAGATTGCAAACGAATGTGCGGTATCGCCACCATTCTTCATCTTGTCAAACTCTTTAGCAACTTCTTCAAGAACTTCATTTCGCTGAGAGATCTCGATGGCGTTCTTATCCACGCCATAATACATGCAAGAGCATCCGTTCTCAAAGCAATAGCGATCAATGTATGCGCAAGTCATAATAATGCATCCTCCATTTCTTTAACACTCTGTTGTTTAACTCTTTTGTCGGCTATCGCAAGCAATTTGGGGTCCACTTGGTCAAAGGGCCACCACGTATTGTCAACCAGCTTCTGAATAATTTCTTCGTCAGTCATTCTTGTCCCCTTGCTCGGATTTTGTCCGCAATGATCTCAGAGTAGTTTCGTTCCAACCCATTAGCGTATTCGTCTGCCAATTTTGCACATTCCTCACGCTCTGCTAGTACACCAGCGTCATACCCATACCCCCAACCCATCTCTATCAAGGCAAGTTCATCTTTTGAATATGCTTTCTTGCGTGGTTCTCCTGTTTCAAGAAATCGACCTTTGACCCATTGTTTAAATGTTGTATAAATCATTTTTGTATCCTTGTTCTGATATCTT